GCGACGATCCACAAGGCGCATCCAAGGAGTTCTCCGCTGGACCTGGCAAGGCTGACAAGGATCAGACCGGCAAGGTTCTCGAAGAGAATGACGAGGAAATCAGCGATCAGTCGCTCGACGAAATCCTCAAGGAACTTGAGTCCGAAGTGAACGCCGTCACCGATGACGCAGCTGCTCCTGAAGCGGAAGCCGCGCCGGTGGCTGAAGTCGCCCCCGCCGCTGAAGCTGGTGACGACGAAGAGATCAACCTCGATGAACTCCTCTCAGAAGACGATAGCGAGTGCGAGGAAGACGATGAAGAAGAGAAGAAGGACGACGACAAGCCGGACTTCCTCAAAGAAAACAAGAATTTGAAGGCGGAACTCCAAGAATACCGCAAGGCCGTTGAGTTTTTGCGGTCCCGCATCAATGAAGTAAACCTCCTTAACGCCAAGCTGCTTTACACAAATCGCCTCTTCAAGGCGGCCGGCTTGACGAAGGAACAGAAGATCAAAGTTATCGAATCCTTCGACCTCACGAAATCGGTTCGTGAAGCGAAGATCGTATACACGACTTTGGCCGAATCCCTAAATTTCGGTGCTAAGAAGGCAGCTGCACCGGCCGCAAAACCGGCCGCAAAGTCTGTCGTCAAGACCATCACCGAAGGTTTGGCTTCCAAGGTTGTCGCATCAACCAAACCGAGCAAGACGCCGGAGGTTCTAACGGAAGGTGCCGAGATGGCATCCCGTTTCCAGAAACTCGCTGGCATCAAGAAGTAACCAACAACTCAGTCAAACCTCTCTAAAGGAGAATTCAAGTATATGTCTACTGTTAAATCACTACTCACCGAGACGATGAACCCGATGGCTCAGCTCATGGCTCAGACCCGTGGCCTCGTCACGAAATGGGATAAGACCGGCCTTCTCGAAGGAATCAAGACCGACATGGAAAAGTCCCACATGTCGATCCTTCTCGAAAATCAGGCCAAGCAATTGATCGACGAGGCAACTCGTACCGGCACCTCCGCTAACTCGGAGCAGTGGGCGGGCGTAGCTCTTCCGTTGGTCCGTCGTGTGTTCGCGGAGATCGCGGCCAAGGAGTTCGTTTCGGTTCAACCGATGAACCTTCCGTCCGGCCTCGTGTTCTACCTCGACTTCAAGTACGGTTCCAATCAGGCTGGCAAACCACCGTTCGTCAATCAGTCGCTCTTCGGCGGCACCGGCACAAAGCTCGGTTCCACTGACGCTGCTGTCAATGGTCTCTATGGTCAGGGCCGATTTGGCTACACCATCAACGATCAGACCGCATCGCTCTCCACCGTAGCTTCGGCAGCGGCGGCATGGATCAACACCAACTTCACGCCGGAGCTCTCCGCTTCCGTCGCAGCTGGTGAGGTTCAGCTCGTCACCGTCGATCTCGGCTCCACCTTTGACCACAACGGCGTCCGCGCCTTTACGGTCTCGGGCTCCGGTATCGTCGATTTCTATCCGGCATTCACAACCGTGTCCGGTAACAACGTGACCTTCGTGGTTTCCGCCTCGGCCGCTCCGGCGACCGTCTCCGTGGCTTATCACGTTCAGCCGTCCGACAGCACTCGTGGTGACTTCGAAGACCGTGGCACCCCAATCGCTCCGCAGGGCCTCAACGCCGACATCGGTATCCCCGAGGTCAACTTGGAGCTCAAGAGCGAGGCCATCGTCGCCAAGACCCGCAAGCTCAAGGCCGTTTGGACTCCTGAGCTCGCTCAGGACTTGAACGCTTACCACTCCATCGACGCCGAGGCTGAGCTGACCGCTCTCCTCTCGGAATACGTCTCGATGGAAATCGACCTCGAAATCCTCGATATGTTGATTCAGAACGCTCCGGCAGTCACAACCGACTACTGGTCCGCTCGTATCGGTTCTGAGTTCAATCCAGTCCTCGGCCAGTTCCAGGACACCGCCGCCAACCGTACGGCGTACGTCAAGAGCACCTGGTTCCAGACTCTTGGTAACAAGATTCAGAAGGTCTCGAACAAGATTCACCAGTTGACCCTCCGTGGTGGTGCAAACTTCCTCGTGTGTTCTCCTGATGTCGCAACCATCATCGAATCCATCCCTGGTTTCACGACCAACACGGACGGTGATCAGGCGAAGTTCGCAATGGGTGTGGCAAAGGTCGGCGCCCTCAGCAACCGCTGGACGGTCTACAAGAACCCGTACATGACGGACAACGTGATGCTCGTTGGTTTCCGTGGAAACAACTTCCTCGAAACCGGCGCTGTCTACGCTCCGTACATTCCGCTCATTCAGACCCCATTGGTGTATGACCCGGTCAACTTCACGCCACGCCGTGGTGTGATGACCCGTTACGCCAAGAAGATGATCAGACCAGAGTTTTACGGCAAAATCATCATCGGTAACCTCAACGAAGTCTAAGACTTACGTAAGTTTACACAAGGGTTCTATCCATAGAAGGGGTGCTCGAAAGGGCACCCCTTTTTTGCGCAAATGTCTTGACGATTTTCATACGTCCTCTATACTTATCCATATAACATCACATTTTATGGCAATATCAGGCGTCTACAAAATCACCAACACCGTTCACGGAAAGTTCTACATTGGGTCATCCAAGGATACTGACAACCGAAGGACCGAACACTGGAACGCACTACGCCGAGGCGATCACGTCAACCCCATCTTGCAAAACTCGTGGAACTACCACGGTGAGGACAAGTTTACGTTCGAGGTCATCGAGACGTGTGATACCGATCAATGCCTATTACGGGAGCAGCACTATCTCGACTTACTCCAACCGTTCAAGGGAACGGGATACAACATCAATACAAAGGCGTTGGGTGGCGACACGTTCATGTATCATCCGAACAAGGAAGAGATTCGGGAAAAAATACGTCTTCTCAATCTCGGCGATAAAAATCCGATGTTCGGTCGTAAACACACCGAAGAAGCCAAACAGAAGCAAAAAGCCAGTTCCATCGGCCGATACACTCTCGCATGGTTCGTAGAACGTGATGGTGAAGAGCTTGGAACGAAAAAGTATCACGAACGACGTGAAATGCTCGCGGCACGAAAAATCAACTACAGATATGACAACGGTCTAAAAGGAAAGAAACGGAAAGTCGAGTCAACTCGTGGAGCCAGTGTGTCCCGTGGTAAGATGGCACTCAAAGGACGGAAAGAAGAGTTTGTCAAGGACATCGCCGATTCGGTCCTCTCCATGCAACAGATCGCCGACAAATACGGTGTATCGATTGCCGCTATCAAGTATCACCGTAAGAAGATGAGAAAACTTCCAGCTTGACCCGACACGACTCGTTCAGTATCCTACTTTTTATGAGTCAAGAAAAAGTCGTTTACATCGAGCCCGGCTACGAAGAGGATGATTCGGGAACACTTCATGTTGTCGAACTACGTGAGTTCGTCAAGATGCGTTGGGGTGACATCTGTCACGAACTCAATGTGTTGGCCGCAGACAAGAAGGTCCGTAAGGAGATCATACGGAAGCTGAAGACCGACTTCGGCCTCAACGATTCGGAGGATGTGAAGGCTGCCGGCAAGGTTGAGGTGGTCCCCAACACACCGTTCGTCTTCTTCGCTGGATACAGTGGCGCCCGTGAACTGTCGACGTACAACCTCGACGAGTTCATCGAGTCGGGGGAGAAGCTCTATCGTGAGGTCTATCCGAGCGACGAGGTTCGCGCCAAGGTTGCCGAACTCAAGAAGAAGGCTGCGGCCAAGAAGCGTAAGGCGGCTGAGCTCAAGAAGGCTCGAGCCATCGCCAAGGCCAAGAAGGTGTTGGCAGCGGCGTCTGAAGGCGGAGATGACGGCCCGCTTCCGCTCGATGGACACGACAGCTCCTACGGCAACCACGGTTAAAAAAACCGACGTCTGAACAGATCGTTTCGCCTCGTCAACTCATGTCTCTTACCTTGTGCGTCCGTGTAACTGCGGACGCACTCTTTTTTTACGGTATCCCAATCTTCGTTTACGACCGCTAACGTGAACTTTGGAAAGCCACGTAACGATCCGAGGTTGAACGCAAACTCGACCAACATCTCGGTCTGAAGTTCGGTCTGGTCAATGTCACCTATCCGCCCCCATCACGTAAGCCACAACGGCCAAATATGCGGTCTCCAAGTCGGCCTTGAGGAGATCGGTAGCGTCAGCCTCGGTGATGCCCCTCCGCATCGTATCCAGTTCGTCTTTTCGTACCTTGTGGCCGTAGGCAATCGTCGGTAGTCCGCCTTCTGGAGATGGGTGAGGTAGCCATTGGTCCTCGACGGCATTGTAACCGACACGTCCAGCGTTCTCGGCATTTTTTACAAACTCGATGAAATCGTCGGACGGATAGAAAGTGGCGTACATACTGATAAGTAGTTCGTACAACGTTATATTTATACCATCATGCTTCTCAAACACATACTCAACGAGGTTCTGATATAAATGGAAACCGGCGACGACGTTTCTTCCGCCGTAGAAAAGGAAGTGACCGAACGTACCCTCAAGGACACGTTCACGGTGATGAACACCGGTCTCGAATACGTGAAGGCCGAGTTGGAGAAGCTGAACAAGAAGGCTAAGCGGATCGGGACAGAACCGCTTCAGCTCAAGATCATTCGGGAGTTCGACAAGGATGTCCCCGCTCGCGGGATGCAGAAGACGTACAAGCGGCACTACTTCGAGATCAAGGTCGATGGCAAGTCGCCGGTCATCGACGGCTACGAGTTCGTCGCGAGCGTCGAACACGCTGAAGGCGGCAACATCATCAACATGGCACCGAACTCAAGCGTACCAGCTTTGCCTGCCGAGTACCGTACAACCGGAAACACGTGCGACTTCTGCCACACCAAACGAGATCGGTTAAGCACGTTCGTTCTACGTGAGGAGAAGACGGGCAAACTGCTGAAGGTTGGTCGGTCTTGCCTCAAGAACTTCCTACCGAGCAAAAATCCGAAGACCATTCTCGACTACGCTCAGAGCCTTGAGAATGCTCTCCGTGCCTGTATCGGTGGAGAGGAGATGGACGACTACGACGAGGACTTTGGTGGCGGAGGTGGTCGTGGGTTCCGCCGGTACTATCCGTCCGACGTATTCATGCGTAGCGTCTGTCTGGCCTATGTTCTCGAAGGCAAGTTCATCAGCGCCAAGAAGGCCAAGGATTCAGCGATGTACGACGACCGGCCGTTGCAGTCCACGAAGGACTTTGCGTGGTGGTTGATCTACGAGGGGCCCAACTCGAAAGACCCGGAGGTTTCACGGGAGTACCAACAGAAGATCGCAGCCCACGGTGGCGAGGCCGAGAAGTTGTTCGACGCAGTGTCCAAGTGGCTTGAGACCAAGGACTGGGACGCCGAGATCGACAAGAACCAAGAGACAAATCCGAGCTTGGCCCAATACTTCCACAACGTCAAAACTGTCGCCAACTCGACAACGATTGCAACGAAGAACTCAGCTCTTCACGCGTCAATCCTTGCCATCTACCTCCGTGAGAAGGGTGAGTTTGAGAAGAAGGCTCAACGGAAGCCTAGCAACTACGTCGGCAAGGTTGGAGACAAGATCGAGTTCGTGGGTACGGTCAAGAACGTCAAGTTGTTCGACGGTGGAGCATACGGTCCGACCACGTTGGTGGCGTTCGAGGACGCCAATGGAAACGAGATCGTCTGGTGGGCATCTGGGGACAAGCCCTACGAAAAGGGTGAGGTTTACACCGTCAAGGGAACCGTAAAGAAGCAAGAAATCTCTCGATACACCGGCCAGCCACAGACCACGATCACACGCGCGAAGATGGTGCCAGTCGGCGAAAAATTGGACGAACAAGAGAAGTTTGACAATCTGTCATTCGGCGATCTTCCCGACGATTCGCCGTATAGTATCTTTATTTGGCCAAATCTATCAATGGACATTGTTGATATGTATGACCATCAAACGCACATGCTCAACTCACACGACAATCCAAAATTGTTGGGGTATAAAACTAAGGATGATCTTCGTGGAAAAGACGTTAAGATGGAGTTTTTTAGTCGTGGTGGGCTTATTTTTGTCCTCTCGGATGATGAGGATGTCGCATATATTCGCGGAACTGGAAACGTCAAAACACGAAAGTTGGCCACTGACATTTGCAAACTTTATAGATTGACTCCGGAGTGGGACACCGACTGACGCGTTACGCTGAAATAAGGATCGGTTTGTCTGTCGTAATCGGTCGGTTGGGTGATATTTATAGACTGATATGGCAGATACCTCCATCAACTACACCGTAGATCAGGATCGGGTCCGTTGGCCGGGCTCTGGTTCCGCAGTCGTTCCAGGAATCACACCGTTTGGTTTTTTTGACACCGATCCGGTGTTCGTCACCGAGGCGCCGAAAGCCGCGTCGTGGGCGGCAAAGCGACTGGGCTACCCCATCATCGATGTCGAGTTGCTGGACCTCAACTTCTACGCGTGTCTTGAGGAAGCGGCGTTGGAGTACAGTGGTCAGGTGAATCAGTTCAACATCCGTAACAACATCTCGTTGTTGCAGGGTCAACCAACGACCATCAACATCACCCAAAAGAACGTTCAGGGAAGCCCACTGCCATTCCAGATTCGATTGTCACAAGCCTACGGTGCCGAACTTGGTGTAGGCGGAAATGTTGAATGGAAACGTGGATGGATTTCCGCGTCATATGGTAAGCAGTCCTACGATCTGCAAGCGTTGTGGGGCAACACGTTTGAGAGCGGCTCACGCATCGAGGTGAAACGCATTTTCCACTACGCCCCACCAGCCTCGGCACGTATCTATGATCCATTTTCGATGACGGGAATGAGCTACAGCAACGTGCTCAACGAGATGGGTTTTGCCGGTTACTCGCCAGCCACGCAGTTCCTGATGACACCTATTTTCGAGGACTTGGAACGTATGCAAGCAATTGAGTTCAACGATCTTGTCCGCAAGAGTGGTTGGAGCTTCGAGTTGGTCAATAACAAGCTTCGTATTTTCCCCATCCCAACGTACGACCACGTCATCTGGTTTGATTACGTAGTTAGTCAAGAACGTGATGCACAAGCCATCTCGACAGGCTCCTACTATCAGGTCTCGGGATCATCCACCACGACCACGCCGGAGATCGGCGACTACAGCAATGTTCCCTACAACTTCATCCCCTATCAGAACATCAACTCGGTGGGACGGCAGTGGATTTGGAAATACTACCTCGCGCTCTGCAAGGAGGTTTTGGGTAGCATCCGACAGAAGTATCAGACCATTCCGATCCCAGGTGCCGAAGTCACGATGGACGGCGGCGAGCTGAGACAGGAAGCACAGGCGGAGAAAACTGAGTTGATGACTCAACTACGTGATAACCTCGATGCCACGTCACGGTCGAAGCAGATGGAGATGCAGGCGGCGCAGGCCCAACAGCTACAGGAGTCACTAAATAAAGTGCCACTTTTTATATATGTCTGTTAATTTTCAATGATCGCCTCGAAACCATTTTCCATTTTCGAGAACCTGCATCCCGTCGAGGTGCGGCAGATGCAGTTCGTCGGCATCAGTCGGATGATCAAGCCACGCACTCACTTCACCTCGTTGGAGCAACGGTACTACGCAATGCTCAAGAGCCTAAAGGTGTTCTACGTTCCGCAGTATCAAATCGGCAGTCGTTACTTCGACGCGTACCTTCCCGATCACAACTTGCTGATTGAGTTCGACGGTTCATTTTGGCACAAACAGTCGTTGGAGGAGTGCAAGTACGAGTGCCAACGGAAGAATTTTCAGGTGGACAAACTCAAGAATCGACTCGCGGAGGAGAATGGACATCGTATCCTTCGTATCCGTGAGGACGAACCAATCACCGCAGATGAGATGCGACGCATTCTCAAGGAGGAGCGCAAGTGAAGACGTATTACCGAGATTGTCCAGATTGTGGATGCCGTATTGAGTATCCATATTATCGACTATTTTGGAAAGCTCGAAAGAACAATTCAAAATGCAGGCCGTGTTTTTATAAATCTATGATCGGCCACGTCGTATCCGATTCTACACGTAAAAAAATTGGAGAGGCAAATCGAATTTCGCTACTCGGAAACGTTCCAGCTAATAAAGGTGTACCAGCAACGGTCGAACAGCGAAAGAAATGCTCGGATGCACACGTCGGATTGAAGGCGTCTTCTATTACCAGAAAAAAGCACCGATCCGCACGTCTTTGGCGATTGATTGTTCTCGGCGTTCCATCAAATCGAGATGTTGGAGCCAAGGAATTTTTCGATGATCTCAATTGTTCCGGACTGGTCAATTTTCAGCCTAAACGATTTATAGACATCGGTTATGAAGCCGATGGTTATGATCCAAATTTACACGTGTGGGTAGAATTTGACCCGCCCCATCATTTTTACGTCGATGGAAACTTGAAACCCAAGGATCGAGTTCGACAACAAAACATACTCGAACACTTTGAATCGATTGGTAATCCACTATCAGAATTTGTGCGCGTGAAAGCTGACGAGAATGGAACCGTCGAACGTGTCGAAACTATTTACAGAGGAGAACGGTGATATGCAACTAAAAGGTCGATATTTTTCTAAACGAGATTTGAACTTCATCCATTCGGTGAATGGTGAGCTTCTCGACGGCATCATCGAGAACCTCGTTCAGATTTTCAAGGTGTCTCCGACCGAA